ATTGTTTTATAAATGTCTAAATTAGCACCTTCAAGTACTACTTCTATAGGCTTTTCTAAAACAATATCAGATATTTTTTGGCCTGTTTGTTTATTTTTTTCTTCAAAAGAAATACTTTCAAACATTCCTTTTGCAAAATTAGAGGAAACTAAATTTAAATTCATTCTATTTAGCCCCTTAATCCATTCAGGTTTACAAGCAGTAGCTTCAATCCCAGCAGTACATCCAATGTTATATTTTCCAATAGATTGGAATTCATTTGGTATTGTAATTTGCATCCAAATATCAGGTTGGGATGTCATGTTTGGAATTTGATGTTTTAATAAAAAACTCCAATCTGGGTGGTCTGTACAGAACCCCCATGAAGTGCTACCCCATCTTTGGGATAATAATTTTACATCATATTTATTTAATTCAATTATAGATTTAACTAAATCTCTTGATCTTCCCCCGTACCCAGAATAGGTATCAAAGGGACAACTAATTACAAAAACTGGTTTATTCATTAATAATAAATTTTATGTTTTAAATGGTGTCCTTTATATTCTGTGGCATTAGTAATGTCATATTTTTCTCTAGGTTTCCAAGTATCAAATAAAGTATTAAATGCCTCCATTACTCTATTACCTTGGTGTTCTGCTGTAAAACCTGCTTCATCACTTATAGCCCATTCTCTTCCTTTTAACCCTAATAATTTTCTTTCTTTACTAGGTAAATTATAAACTTCTTTAAATCTTTCAGTTACATCTTCCCAAGCACACCTATCATCATAAATGTAAGGTGTTGGAGGAGAACCTTGAATTGATCTAGAAGTTGGGTAAACTGGGAATGCCCATTCACCATGTTCTTTGTATGTACCCCTATGATTAGATGGCACATCAGGACTTGGTACAAACCATTTTCCCTTTTCATCAATAAATCTCATTTGATCTTGCATCCCACCTGTTACATTTGCTATTATTGGGGTTCCTGAGAGCATAGCTTCTGTTAAAGTTAATCCCCATCCTTCATTTGATGTAATTAACACTTGCACATCTGCGATATTATATAAATAATTTAGTTCTTCTAAACTTAATTTATGATGAGAAAATTTAACAGCATTTGGATAATCTTCTCCAAACAAATAATCATTTACTTTATATAAATCAGTTCCAGCATCCGTAACTTTTTCAGTATGCATTAATAATTTACACTTTTCTGCTTTTTCTTTAGGTAAAGAATCTAAAAAAGATCTAAAAGCTAACATTGTATCCGGGATTGATTTACGTCTAATATTTCTTGAATTAAAAAATACAACAAATTCAGGAATGTCATTTCCAAAAAAGTTTTTCTTAAAGTCAACAAGTTGAGGATCATCTTCATCTAAAGGTTTATATATATTATGATCTAAACCATGAGGTATGTATCTAATTACTTTATTTTTAGCATCTTCTTCTAATACAATTTTGTTAATATTAACAGTTTGTTTTGATATACCCATTAGTAAATCACAAGCTTTATAATATGGTTGATTGTACATAGGTGCGGGGTAATCATCCCAAATATTTAAATAAGTAATTGGTACTTTTTTTCTAAGTTCTACTTCCATATTAAAAATATGGATAAAATATCTAGGATCAGTAATTAACATTATAGCATCAGGATTTTCTAACTCCATAATCTTTCTAATAATATTTGCATCCCCATATCCATTTACAGGATATGACATTAGCGAGCTATCTGGGATTCCTACTTCATCATTAACACTTTGGGATAAATCTAATCGTTTTCCTACTTCAGGGTGTTTAATAGCACCTGCAATGTTAACCCAATTAAAATGGTGAGCAGTTTTTAAAACTATTTGTTTTGCTACCGTGGCTATTCCTGAATGGACTCTAATATCATCACAGATTAATAATATTTTCTTCCTTTTGTCTTTAGGAAGATGTTTAAAACTTTTATTCATTTATTTTTAGATTTATAGTTCGAGATTAGTTTGGTTTGTAATTGATTTACGAAAATCTTCATCCGTAAGATACAAAAACAAACTACGGTCAGCAAGTTTTTGAAAGGAAAATTTTCTTTTTACACATTCAATTTTAAAATTCTCAAATAAATCGCTTTTGACTTTAACACTTGTTAGTGTCATATCTTTTTTTACGCTCATAGTCTTTATTTTAATAACATTATTTGGGTATACATATATACAAAAATTAGTAGATTATACCTTCTCCACATAATTCTTTTTCTTCTTTATATGGACAAAAATTACAAGTCCATTTTGATGGTGTTGGGGGGTAATTTTTTTCTTTAATATCCCCATTTGAGGTAAAACATTCATTAATAAAATTATTAATAGCAGATTTTGCTCTTCCTAATTTAATTTTTCCACTAGGTGGTGTAAATTGTTGAACCCTATATGCTTGATAAGGTGACATTATATTTTCGTCATCCATATCCAGCACTTTCCTTTTTAATATCATAAACTCAATTTCAATCTTATTTAATGGTATTCCATATTGTTCAGAGAAATATTGTTTATATAATAATAATTGATATTGTTTATCTTCATCTTTTTTAGCATAATCGTTCCACCCCTTAGTACTGGTTTTTATATCGATTATTTTAAATGTATCTGTTATTTCGCAATATGTGACAACATCTAGATACCCCATGTATAATACGTTGTTATACATTTTATTTGGCGCTATTATAATTGGTAATTCACAACCAACTAAATATGTACCTTTTTTAGAAAAATATCTTGTACGTTTCTTTTTAAACCACTCTAATATAGCAACCCCATCTTCAAAAAATTCTCTCATTTCATTAGCATCTGAGAAATGTTCATTATTATTTTTCTTATATTGTGTTTGATATTCAGATATGTAAACATTTTGAAAATGTTCTTTTATATCTATTTCCCTATCTGCTGCTGCGAATGATTTTTCATATGCTATATCTAGGTAATGTTGCATCGATTCATGTATAGCTGTTCCAAATACAGTATGTATAGAAGATGTAAATCTTTTGATTTTATCTTTATACTGTAGTTTCCACCTATGAGGACATCCTCTAAATATTGACATTTGAGAATAAGAAATATTCTTTTGAAATGCAAAATTTATAGGTGATGGGGGATTATTCCTAATCTCCTTTATAATTTTTGGGATTTTTTTAGCCAAAATTATTTTTTTTATTTATAACTTTTTTAATATCTAATTCTCTATAATATGTGGTTCTATTATAAAGTAAAACATTATTTAATTCTTTATCAGATTCCTCTTTTTTTTGGTAAGTAGAATCAAATTCACTTTTATTAAAACTATAATGTAAATGTTCAAAAAGAATTTTATCTATATAATGAGAAGTATTAGATTTTTTAGCTACTTCAGTCATCCATCTATCACTTTCACCAAAATCAAATATTGGGGGGTAAAAATATCCTAAACATTCTACATAATTTCGATGAAGGCAGTGATGAGTTGCTAATTTTCCTCCCCAAAAACCATCATTCCAATATACAAAATTCATTTTATTGGGGCAAGCATTAATATTATTAATTAAAATTTCATCCCAATTATCTGTAATGCATATATTATCATCGCCTAAATTAAGAAATATATCTGATGTTGCTAGTTTATAAAGTTTATTTGGGTAATCACTTAAAATTAAAGAAGGACCTATTTCTATCTTAATGGATAAAGGATATTTTTGATTATATTTTTCTAGTAAAGAAGGATATTCATCTAAATAATTATCATCTTCATCAAAATAAAATAAAACTTCTATATGGTTAGGAAATTTAGATCTAGAAAATAAAGAATCACAAAGTCTTATAACATTTTTTGGTCTATTCCTACTTGGAACTAATATTGAGAGATATTTTTTCAATATAATTTATTTTTTCCATTTATCTCGACCTACTAAAAGACCTATTATTCCATAATTAGCTATATCAATAAATGTATCTTGTATGCCTTCACCCTCAACAAATGCTTTACCATTAATTAATAAGTTTTTTAATCGTGATATTTTATCAGTTAATCTAATACATAACCCAGTTAGTGAAAATTGTTTATCATCGCTATTATTAACGATATCTCCACCTAAAGCAATATTATTTAAGCCATAATCCATATGTTTACGAGCAAACATTTCATACATTTCTTTTTGTATTTGTTTAAACTCATCTGATAATTCTGGATATTCTTTTTCAAATACTCTTACTGCTGCTGCTTCTGGATGTTTAGCATCCATAATTTCTCTATCGCTCATATCTTCTTGCATTTCATGCCACTTAGTTATAGTATCACCCATTAACTTGTTCTTTACTATTAAAATATTTTTTTAGTGTTGATAATCTATCATCTGCATCAACTAAATTTATAAGGGCTTCTTCAGCATTCTTATAAAAATCTTCAGTTGAATGATCTCCAATTCCAACTGCCTTATTGCCTAATAATTCAAGTGATAATAACGCTTTCGCTTTATCTGCTTCAGCAGATGTTTTTAACATAGTGTATAATTCTTTTGTCATTTTAATAATAGTTTTATTTATTTTTATTTATATCCAGGGTCAATAATTGAACTTCCTCTATAGAAATCTGTTAGATATTCTTTAAAACTTAGCATTGGAATATGTTCTGTGGTAAATATATAATTTAAAAATATATCCCAAGCATGCCATCCCTTATTCAAAATGGTGTCTAACCACCAAATTTTAAAATTAGGGTTTACCATATAACAGTAAGCCCCAATCATTCTATTACTTTCCCATAAGTCATTTGTTAGTTGTTTATAACAACCTCTATTTTCTTCATTATTATGAGAAGGAGTTTCAAATCTTAATATTTTATATTTATTTTTTACCATATACTCAGCTCCAATTTTAATTTTTTTATTCATTAAATCAATATTAGGAATATGAGTATCATTTTCACATATAATAGTAGGGCTATTTTTACACATTGCTGCTGCTATGGCCTGAGTGTGGGATTTAAAACAACCATAGTGAGGAGGTGTTAATCCCCATTCATCATATTTTTTTGTCATTTTAATATCACTTTTTTCACCAAATGCTAAATTTGAGGGGGGCATCTCAGTAAAATTAGGATTTATATGTCTAATATAACCTACATCTAATTTATTTAAATCAGAATGAGATTTAATTTCCTTAGAATCTAAAGGATTTGATGATATTTGGATTAAATGTATTTTCATTTTA